TACATATGATGTTGTTGGTTCATACGTTCCAACCAAGAAGATGGGTGGCGGTTCGGGTCTTGAATATGCAGCATCCACGATTGTCTTTCTTTCAAAGAAGAAGGAAAAGGTAGACAACGAAGTTGTCGGCAACATTGTCAAGTGCAAGCTACAAAAGAGCCGTTTGACGATTGCAGACAAGGTTGTCGAGACGCTTCTTCGCTATGAGACTGGCGTTGACAAGTATTATGGTCTATTGGATCTCGCGTTGAAGTTTGGCATTATCAAGAAGGTATCTACTCGTCTTGAGCTACCAAATGGAACCAAGTTGTTTGAAAAGAACATTCTAGAGAATCCAGAAAAGTATTTCACGCAAGAGATTCTTGATCAAATCAACGAACATTGCGCGAATGAATTTTTGTATGGCAAGACAAAGGTGACGGAAGATGGTGACGAAAGCGATCAGTAAGTTATTCAAGAAGACTATGGTCATCGACAAGGATTTTGATATTGATCCTGACCATAATAATGAAAATGACGGTAGGATGGTAGCTTTAAAGATTCTTACCGGGAAATACAAGGGCGTGTCATTCAGATTTGGAAAAGTTAGCGTGGCTGACAAGGAAAATGCAGATGGCACATATACAATTGACTTCGACTATGATATAATAACTCCAGGTAAACATGATCCGAATAAACTTCGGGACAATCAAAAATTCACGGATACACTCGGTGCAATCCTGAATGCGATTATAATCGCTGGTATAGAAAGAGAGGCGAAGGAACATGAAGAGACTGGAGACAACCATATTGAAGAACCTGACACAAAACGAAGAGTACGCAAGAAAGGTTCTACCGTTTCTAAGTGATTCATACTTCACCGATAGATCGGAGAAGCTTGTATTCCAGCATGTAAAGGAATTCATACTGCAATACAATGCTCTTCCGACTCTAGAGGCTCTCCATATCAACATCAACAATCTTCCTAATCTCAAGGAAGAAGAGATCAAGTCTGCAATCAATGTAATTGGTACTATTGAAGATATCAAGGAAGAGAAGAGCGAGCAGCAATGGTTGGTTGACAAGACCGAGAAGTTTTGTCAAGAGAAAGCCATCTATAATGCTGTTCTTGAATCGATTGGAATTCTTGATCAAAACTCCAAGTCAACCAAAGACAAAGGAGCGATCCCGCAGATTCTTTCCGATGCACTTGCAGTCAGCTTCGATAGTCATGTCGGTCATGATTATTTGAATGACTCGGATGCACGATATGACTTCTATCACAAGACGGAAAAGAAGATTCCGTTTGATCTTGATTTCATGAACAAGATCACGAAGGGCGGTCTACCAGCAAAGACTTTGAACATCTTTCTTGCTGGTACTGGCGTTGGTAAATCGTTGTTCATGTGCCATGTTGCATCCTCGTGTCTTGTCCAGGGATACAATGTTCTATATGTCACGATGGAAATGGCCGAAGAGAAGATTGCGGAGCGTATCGATGCAAATTTGCTTAACGTAACCCTTGATGATCTATCATCTCTTCCAAAAGATGTATATGACAAGAAGGTCGAGAAGGTTCGTCGCAACACAGTCGGCAAGTTGATCATCAAGGAGTATCCAACTGCTCTTGCTTCCACTACTCATTTCAGAACATTGTTGAATGAGTTGATGCTGAAGAAGAGTTTTCGTCCCGATATAATATTCATTGATTACTTGAATATTTGCTGTTCAGCTAGAGTCAAGCCGGGATCAAATATCAATTCTTATACCTATATCAAGGCAATTGCCGAAGAACTTCGTGGTCTGGCAGTCGAGTTCAAGGTTCCGATTGTATCCGCTACACAGACAACCAGATCTGGCTTTGCTAGCACGGATGTCGAGTTGACCGATACTTCAGAATCGTTTGGTCTTCCTGCGACTGCAGACTTCATGGCAGCTTTGATTTCGACCGAAGAGTTGGAAGCTTTAAACCAGATCATGGTCAAGCAGTTGAAGAATCGATATAATGATCCAACAGCAAACAAGAGATTTGTTCTTGGAATTGATCGTGCAAAGATGCGTTTGTATGATGTTGAACAATCCGCACAAGATGACATTCAAGATTCTGGACAAAGGAGAGGAATAGATGATGAAACTGCAAGCAAGCTAATTAATTCTTCATTTGGAAAAAGCAAATTCAAAAACTCGGGATTGAAGGTGTAAAATGGCAATTGAAAATTACTATTATGAACTTGTTCAGCAGAATGATGATACGTTCACTTGGAATGTAATTGAGACACAAACCGAACAGACGATTGCAGAATACCTTTTTGAGGACGATGCAATTTCAATGGTAATGCATCTCATGTCTGGTGGCGGATTTGATGGATTTACTCCACGATTTTTTATAACGTAAGATGTTCATCTTTAATACTCTCATTCTTCTTCTCAATGGCATAGACATACCAAAAGGTATGACAAAAGTCGTTGAGTTGAAGAAGAGAGTATCAAAGTTGTTTGATAATGTGAAATTCAATGTAGAAAAAGCCGGTAATCTCGATGATGAAGATTACACTATTGCAGGATTCTATATTGAAGAGTTGGAGAAGATAGAGATCCTACTAATCATCCCAAAGAAAAGCAAGGGATTCATAAAGATAGAAGACCCCGATCAATTTAGATTTTATTTGGCACAAACAATACAGCACGAATACATACATCATCAGCAATATTTGAAAAGAGACAAGTTTCCAACTGATTCGTTTTCAATGTGTCGAACGGGCAGCAAAGAGAAGCAATATTTGGCCGAAAGAGATGAGATTGATGCATACTCCTATGATATCGCTATTGAAGTACATAGATATGGATGGAACAATTCTCAAACATTGAAAATATACAAGAAGCAGTTTGAAAGTCATCATCCTGTGATGAAAAGATTGCTAAAGAAGACATACAAGAATCTGGGAGTATTGAATGGAAAACTTGGAAGAATTAATGCGTAACACGATGACGGACGCGCATGTAATATTGGATCGTGCTAAAACCCGAGAAGAATTCATGGCTATAAATGGTTCGCTTCTAGCTGTGGTTCAAGGTATGTATGTCAAATTCATGGGAAATCAATCTACCGCACAGTTGTTTTATTCTGTGGCAGATAAGTTGGCTACTACGAAAGACTAAATATTGAGTAATCTCGGAGATATGAATGACTCAATATAGAATAGATAGTAACGAATTTTGGGGTACTAATAAGACAATTTACGAAGTAAATTTTGTTGCAAATGGACCTAGCGGCAACATTGTATCCACAGGAAATCCATTTCCCGTTACTATACAACAAAGTTCTTCATCGTCTCCAACTGTTACCGCAAATCCTACGGGTGTAGCTGTCGATGCATTTGGTCGTGCAAGAGTATCGACGCCATTAACACTATTTGATTCATCTCATAGATACAACGATAATGGTCTATGGGTCACATCAAACTCCAGTGGAACTACAATTACATTTGACTCAAATGCTGGTCTAATCAATTTGGCTTTGCCTACTACTGCAAATGCTGAAATCATTCGTGAAACGACAAAAGTATTTTCATATCAGCCAGGCAAGTCTCTTCAAATTCTAAACACGTTTGTCTTTAATCCTGCACAAACAAATTTGCGCCAGAGAGCTGGCTATTTCGGAGCCAACAACGGAATATATCTAGAACTTGATGGATCAAATCTTTATCTTGTCGAAAGAAATTTTGTTACAGGCACTTTGACTGAGACTCGTGTTGCACAAGCCGATTGGAATATTGATACACTTCTCGGAAATGTAGCATCAAGTCCATCTAAAATCACTCTAGACATTAGTAAAGCGCAAATCATGTTCATTGACGTTGAATGGCTTGGTCTTGGAACTGTGCGTTGTGGCTTTGTTATTGATGGCAAACTAATTCACTGTCATTCGTTTCATCATGCAAATTATATAACATCGACGTACATGACAACGGCGTCTCTTCCGCTAAGATTGGAGATAAAAAACAATAATGGATCTACTGCAAATGCGAGTGTGATGAAACAGGTCTGCTCTTCTGTATTGTCAGAGGGTGGATATGAACTTCGTGGAGCACAGCAAGCGGTTTCCATTCCGATTACGGCTCCTATAGATCTTACTACCGCGGGAACTTATTATCCCGTAATTTCAATACGATTGAAGTCATCGCCAAATAGATTGGATGCGATTGCCATTCTGACAGCACTTTCTATTTTAGGTCTTACAAATAACTGTAACTATAATTGGCAAGTTGTTTCAAATGGAACTACTGTCGGCGGAACTTGGGTGAGTGCTGGAGCTAGTAGTGCCGTCGAATATAATATAACAGGAACAAGTTTTAGTGGCGGTAGAGTTTTGGCCTCAGGATATACTGCGGCTTCTGCACAAGCTACTATTGCAACAGACATTTTGAAAGAAGCATTGTTCAAGTTCCAGTTGGAGCGCAATGCTCTTACTAGTACGCCATATGAAATAACGCTTATTGCTGCTGGAAGTACGAACGGTGGAGATATTCTTGCATCAATGGACTGGGAAGAAGTTTCTAGATAAGGATTTTTCATAATGGCAAGTAGAGGTCTTGAAGCTTGGAAAAAACACTATAGAGGTAAAGGCAAGACTGAAACGGGAATGCCTTTATCTTCGTTTGATAGAGGTAGTGGCCGTATAACCACAAGAATAAATAAAAGGACTACACTCATAGGAATGAAACCAAATGTAAGAGATGTAATAATCGAAAAGGGCAAATCTATTTTAGTATTGCCTCTAGCAGATGAGAATGAATATAAGTCTCTTATTGGAGAAGAGAGATATAAAAATAATAGACAAGCAAATGCTTATATTCCAGTTGAGTATGAAGGAAAACGATATCTCTGTTCTTTTTCTGCACTTGAAAAGCCTGATGTGCGAGATCTTGGAATACAAACAACAAATCTTTTGAGAGGTTCTGATCTAGAAAAGATAAACATACTTAAGAAAGAAGACGTTTCCGTCTATGCATTTAATAACGCAAAAGATATTGCTACTGCAGTCATTACCAATTTGAATAAGATTACAAAACTTAATGATCGTTATGATTTCAAGTATGACATACAAAAATATTTTACAAGCAATGATCCAACTAAAATAGAATGGTCGGATACTATACAGCCACTAGAAAAACAGCAATTTGCAGTTTATCTAGGAGAAATAATTTTAGGCTATGCATTGTTAATGAATGAAAAAAGCATAATAGAAGGAAACTCTCCATTCAAAATGGAGAATGTTGTAAAAGTTTTTTTCCCACAAAGTCAATCTTTTAGAACAATAGATTCAATTTTGACTTTAGAAAACGGAGAAAATATTTCGATTTCCTCTAAAGCCGGCGTCGGTATGCCTGGAAGTTTTTTTGAAAATCTACTTTATCCGATGATTAAAAATAAAGAAACCATTCCTGAAAAAGATAGTATATTGAAACAAATATGTGATGTTGCAAGTTCTTTTTCAATAATAAAAAGGGCGAGAGCAAAACAAATAATTTATGAATATGGAATTCGTAATGTTCTTGAAATGAAAGAAAATGAAATAAAAGATACTTATAAGGTATATGAAGAATTCAAGACGACAGATAATTATCAAGAATATAGTGATGACGTAAAAGCAGTTTATCAAAAACTAAAACAATACATGCATCATGTGAATAATCTAAATGCAATAAGAAATCTTGACGATTCAACTACAGTTTTCTTATGCATAGAAATTGCCAAGAAGTTGAATAATGACGATTTGAGCAAGGAACAAATGATTAGTTTCTTGAAGGGTCAGTATTATCAAGCCAATCTAAATCTTGAAAAACTATATAAGGGTGAAATACGATACAAAATCATAAGTTCTGGTGAAGCAAACATAAAGATAATTGGCAATAAATCGGTGTATAATAACATCGATGCAACTCAAGGATTGTTGAATTTTGAATTGAGCTAATTTGCTAAATACTATCGTCACCGCTAATTATGGGAGTATACCATGGAAGCAGAATTCTTCAGGCTGGTGGCGGAAGTTGGATTTCCAATTGCATCTTCAATAGCAGGCGGATACTTTGTTTTTCTTACGCTTAAATTTATCTTAGCCGGCGTTCAAAGTTCAGTAAAAGGATTGAGTGGGATTATTATGGCTCTTGACAATCGCGTCAAGACTATGAACCATGACATCGTGAGAATTGACACTTTGATCTCTACAGCACTACATGTCAGACCTGACACCGACAGACTCGCAAGAGCCGACGGTAAAAACGACGCAAGAAAGGACTGAACATGGATATCGTACAACTAATCAACAAATACGGATTCCCTATCGTTGCTGCTGGCGGTATGGGTTATCTCATTTTCTACGTATGGAAATGGGCTACGGCAGAAATTAAACCTGTGTTATCTGAAGCAAACACAGTTCTGATTGCATTGATCGACCGCGTTAGAATGCTGGACAATGATTTGATTAGACTTAATCAGAAAATCAACATCGTTCTAATGATGAGGAACACATATGCAAACAAAGACAAGAAGGATACTGAATAGTCTTCTACTTTTTGTCACTTTATTCGCAACATCTATAGCATTATCACAAAGTCTTCCTTCTGGATATATTGGTACGGTTACAAATAATACGCCGAATACTTGGCAGACTTATTCGTATTCGTTTACACCAAATATTTCGGGAACGAACTATGTCGGTTTTGCATTTAGACAAGATCCTGCATTCTGGACATTTGACAATGCGTCATTGACAGCATCAGGTTCTACAACGAATCTTTTGACAAACGGAGCATTCACAACTGGTGGTGCAATCAACATCACCACAAGCAACGGACCAAGCACAATTCAAGCACCAACAAACTGGGGCGTGTGGTATCAAAACGGCACCTATCCCGCAGCTGCTGGTACTTGGAGTAATATCGGCGGATCTCACGGCGGTGTTTGGTATGATGGAGCCGTCGGAACATTTGACGGTATCTATCAAGGAATCA